AGCGGGTGACCTTGTCACCCGTCCAGCCCGTTAGTTCTCGGTAGGCGTAGTAGCCTTTCTTGAGGAAGGGTAGGAGAAGGGCGTGCGCCTCTCCGTGGGTTAGAGCCTCACCCTTGCCACTATCCTCGATGCGCACGTAGCAGAATGGACTACCGTCCAAACTCTTGACTATCTCTGTGCGCATTCGCTCTACATAGTTAGTACGTACGCCCCATTCCTTGTCATTCTCGAGTATCTCGGTGGGTGTCACGTCCTCCGATTCGGGTGCGGTGGTTGCCTTTGGCTCTCGCTCCTTGCGTTCGTGCCACAGCGTGAGCGTCACTGCTATTGACCATACGAGTAGCCAACTGCAGTCGATGATGAGCAGGTCGATGATGTTGTCCGTTGTCATATCTCCTTAGTATTTCTTGCCGTGCTTCGCAGGGCGTGTTTCGTTGTACTTGAGCTTTAGTTCGATGTGCGTCATCAGATCGATGCCGAGGTGGTCGCAGAGCTGTTCCAGGGACTTGATGGCGTAGAGGATGCCCTTTTCTCGGAGCGGTCCCAAACGCCAATACCCTGATGTGTCCGCCACTATGCGTAGCAGGAGGAGAGTTAACTCCTCTCCAGGGCGTGGTTTATCAAGTATGCCGTATACCTTACTTAGGTCGCTCTCGTTGAGGATCTCGGTCGTTCGCTTTGTTTTGAGTAACCACCCAAGCAGGTCGAGCAGGCGTATCACTGCGTCGGCGATCTCGTCCTCCACGGTGTCCTTGACAAGGCGAAGGAACTCTTGAACGTAGATAGCACCCTCTATACGCTGGAGCGTGTCTATCGTGTCGGGATCGAGCTTCGCCCACTTCCCGATGCGGTCAGCCTCGATAGCCTCGTGAAGCTCTCCGAAAGCGAGCATCAGATAATGCCCGACGGAGTGCGTACCATCCCAAAAGCCTTTATCCACTGCCCGCTCGTGGCAGTCCTTGGCGTAGCGGTTGAGCGTGTCTGCGTTGTAAAGTCTGTATGTCATAGTCGTTGCTATTTATCTGTGGTTGGTTGTGGTTTCATCACGGGCTTAGTGCGCAGTGGCCGTGGCACACGCTCCAGCGTGGCGGTCTTTGCCGTTGGGGCTTGATACTCGCCCTTGGTCAGCACCTTCTCTGCGAGCTTGAGGGTGAAGTCATTGACCTTGCCCAGCATCTCAAGGAGCTTGTGTTGCTGTTCGCTCACGAACGAGAAGTAGTGTTCTACCTCGCCATGCATCTTGGTGAGGTCACGTGCGTCTCGCTTTCTGGTAGCGTCCATACGCTCAAGAAGTCGCAGGCGTGAGTGGAGTGTCCATAGGAGGTATGCCATCACGAGCAGGCCTGCAGAGAGTAAGAGTAGTAATGTGATTGTCATTTGTCGAATAGTTTGGTAGGTGTTGCGAGGTGGTGGATAGCGAGGAGTAGTGCATCTCGCTCCTCTTGGTTGGTGCGAGCGAGCTTACTCTTCGGGAGCGTCAGATTGTGACGACTGCATACTTCGAGTATTTCAGAGTGGGTGATCTTTCCATCTTGCCCTCTCCAGTGCTTGAGCAGTGGCTTTTGGCAGATGATCGGGAACTCTTTTGCCTGTATCGCATCTCGGAGAAGCTCGCCAACCATAGCGCACCTACCAAGGTGGTAGCCTTTCTTGGCTACAACTCTGTGGTTATCTTTTGGTGATGCGTGCCAGTTGTGTGCGGTACTCCAGATGTCCTCGAGGACAAAGCGGTAGGCGCGCTCCTTCTCGCTTCGATGTCCATCTAAGCAGCATAAGGTTGCAAAGAAGTCGAGCTGATCTAAGACTCTAAGGAACGAGATAGTCTCGAGGTGGATAGTTCGATCGGTGATGTTGATGCAAGCCCACCCAGAAGCCTCCGTATCGGGGTCTATCCCAATAAGGAGAGACTTCTTTTGAGTTGGATTATCCATAATCTTACACGAGTTAGGCCTGCGCAGCGCCTGTGGAGTACTCGATCTTCCACGCCTTGACTTCTGGGTACCAAATTCCGTTGTACTCGCGTCCGTCGAGGTCGATATAGGCGGTCACCTCTTGCCCTAATTGCAGGGGAAACTTCTCGATAGTCCCACCGAAGAGCTTAATCGGAACTTTACTTGGGAAGCGTCCGCCTGTATCAAGGACGAACACCTGCGACTGCCATAGAGCGCCCGTTGACTTACTTCTCCCCTGCATGAGTTGGCAGAGGACGGCTACTGTTCCCTTAATTTTGATTTCGTTGTCCATAGGTTGGGATTAAATACTCGTTTTCGTTCTGTTCATTCTGTGGTCTGGCACTCCTACGAGCCGTACCTCGATGCAGTCGCCACGAAGGCGTGATACAGCACGGTCTCCGTAGCGTTGAAGTTCAGACCATGGGAGGTTTGTGGTGGCGACGATCGGTGCGTCTCGATACCCATAGTCGGATCGCTGGTTGATGAGGTCCGCCAGACTCGCCTTGTTCCCATAGCGCTGGAAGGTGACAGGCTCACTCCCGAGATCGCCTATATGCAGCACACGATAATCCAGTGCGGTGTACCTGCCATCTGTGCTGTCCATAAGATCCGCCATGTGCCAAAGAGCGTGCGTCTCACCATTCCATAGGAAGGGCTTCATAGTTCGTCGGCTATTCACACCATCGTAGAATGGTCGCTGCACACCGAGCATTTCACTGAGATCTCGCAGTAGAGTCACAAGAAGCGTCTTACCTGTACCAGTCTCGCCCGTAACGATTAGCCCCTTCATCGGGTCGTCTATCTCTGGATGTGGCAGGGCGAGTAGCCAAGAAACCGCTTTTGCATATCCGAGAGCCAGAGTATCATTGTCAAGCGAAAATCGCTCCTCCCTCAGCTTGCCAAGCTCTGTGATATAGTCCAGCGCATCATCAAGTGTTATACCTCGGTACGCATCATAGACCGATCGTGGCGGTAGGCCTGCCGTCCGCTCCTCTTTGATCTTCTTGACAAACTCCGAGGCGAGTGGAAGCGCACCCTCTTTAGGATGTGGTTGCTCGTTAATCATTGCTGTTGGGGTTTTGATGTTCTCCTCCTCTTCGTACTCTCTTGAGCACAGAATCCTTGTACGCCTTCATCTCCTCGCTCTCTTCGGCCTGCTCCTGCTCCTTCTTGACTTCATCCCACATGTGGTTTGAGTAGTTCTGGGATGCAGGAGGAGGAGATGACGGCTTGGAGGCAGGGTTGTCTCGATAGCATCCCGCCACGACCTTAGCGAAGTTGTCTGGTTTGACAAGCCACGACAGACTCGCCATGGCCCGATTGCCTCGTAGGAAGGTGGATGCCTTGGCTTCTGCTATCATCTTTCGGAATTGGGCTATTGCGTTTAGTGTGGTCTCCACCGTGGGACGCTCCTTGGCATTACCGTCTGGTCGGTCGGGCATCAGTGCCATAAACAGCTCATGTCCGTCTCTACAAATGGCCTGCGATAGGATGCTTAGCTTAGTGAAGCCATCATCTCCAGCAGTCGCCTCTTCATAGAGCGCTCGCCACACCTTACCGAAGTCTCGCATATCTGAGTTCGGATACATTAGCGAGCTAACCATAGCGCGAAGCGCAGGGTCCTCTATCGCATCTATTTTCGTCTGCTCGCTCTCAAAGCCCCCTCTGGGGGTTTGGGGGAGACTTTCATCTTCATCTTCTATTTTATCTTTTTCTTTTAGGGGGGTATTTACCCCCCCTATAGTCCCCCCCAAAGTAGAGCTGAAAGTAGAGGGCAAAGTAGAAGCGACTTCTCTACTTTCGTCTACTTTCGTTTCTGCTTTCTCTACTTTTCTACTTTTGCCTGTTTTTGTCTCTACTTTACCCTCTACTTTCGTTTCTACTTTGCTCTCTACTTTTCTACTTTCATCTTCTACTTTTGAGCGATTGCGCTTAGCCTCGCGAGCTCTATCTAAGCCTTCTTTGACAGCTTGACTTACGTTGTAGCTACGCTTCTTTGGCGCGGCTTCCTCGCCTTGCTTTTTATCCGAACCGCCAAGGGTTGAGAGGTGAGAGGTGAGGCGTGGTGAGTAGAAGTACTCTACTCCATCCTCATCGGTGGCGATCTCAAACAGACCGAAGTCCTCAATAGTGGATCGCACGACTTCCGCCCTTGGTCGCTTTGGCAGGATGTTCGCCAGTCGCTTGGCGTTGTTTGGATAAGTGTACCCGTCTTCATCTTGCTGTGCGAGCTTTAGTAGAAGGGCGGTGTATATGCCCCAGCCCGCCATCCCATGCTCTGCAGTCAGTGCTTCTATCTTAGCGTCCTGCATGGCGAAGATGTCGAGGGGGATGTATTTGTGCTTACACATATTCTGGGAGTGTGAAGTAGGTAGAGTTGAGTGTTCGCCCAGAGATCAGTAGGCCTTCTTGATAGAGGACCAGCAGGAGAGGGCGGAGAGTATCGAAGTCGTAGCCGACTACCGAGGATAGTTGCTCTTTAAGTACGATCAGCGGTAGCCGTCTTTCTTCCTTGCGTAGCTGGAGGTGTCTCTGTATCGCTCTTATCACCTCGTGTCGGTCTATCTTCTTCATTACGCGGTCTCCTGCGCTCTACGGCTTTTCTCATCCTTGAGCAGGATGAGCTTGTCTGCTGTATCTCCAGCCTTCTGCGAGAAGTAGCGGACCCGCTTATTTCGAGCGCGCATCTTATTCGTTAGGAAGGAGAGATACAGCTGGTGGTTATGGATGTGCTGGTCTAAATCTTGATCGCTGAGCCGTCTGAATCGCAGCTCGTCTATGTTGCGTTGCTTCATATAGTGGTTACTTCTGTCTTGTCATCTTCTGCTCTCTGCGTAGGCACTCTGCATACGCATCTATGTCGAGGATGAGGGTAAAGCGCTCATCCTGCAGGAAGGCGCTTGGGTACTTTTCTATTCTGGAGTTCAGTGCGCCACGAGACTTAATACCGAGGAAGCCGAGCACCTTGTCACGACCTGCGATATATCTCTCGGTGGGCTTTGCTATCTCCGTGTGCTTGCTTAGAGCCTCGCACACCGCAGATGAGATGAGAGCCTTGAGCTCTACTGGGCTGAGGATGATTGCCGTGTCCATATCTATGTATCTATTGAGGCTCGTTCGAGGTGGCGTGTGAGCTTCCTCGCCATGAGCTTTGCATTGCGTATCGCATTCTGCCACTTGAGGTCCTTCGGGCTATTCTCGTAGCCCTTAGTGCCAAGCATCCGTAGCGTCCTTGCGATGATCACTGCATCGGTATTGGAAATCTGTATCATTGGAGTTGTTGTATTTTGGAGATTGTCTACTTTGTAGCGCGCCTTGCCCTCTCGGGTTTGTCGCGCTTAGATCGTTCATTCATTCATTAGTAAACCAGCTACACCCTCACGGGCTGGCTGGACAACAATAAGAGTATGTTACCACAGCCTTACGACCGTGGTGGGGTGACCGCCCAAATAGCGGTCTATTGTTCTACTTTGGTCGGTGCGCCTCCTAGCTGATGAAGACATAAGTAGTGTCAGAGGGCCTGCGCCCGACGCACCGACGTATTGCTTACTTTTTGTGAGGCCTTGCTCTCCCGAGTTTGCCCTCACGCTCAATAAACATATCAAATCACATGGAAACAAAAAAAACGTTGTGGGCGCGGGATAGCCTCTAAATTGACCGCCCGCGCCACGGATTGAAGAAAAGAGAATCTATCCGCTAATGTTGTCTGCCGTAGCGCTCGATAGCTCGCCACGTATAGACGGTGATGCAGAGGAGGAGAACGCCTGCGAGCTTCTTGATGAGGAACTCCGAGGTGCTCACTGCTGGCATCGTGGGGTGATCCGTGTCTGAGACCACCAGCAGGAAGCCGATAAAACCCAAGAAGCAAAGTGCGCCTGCGATCAAGTAAGCAAGCGCTGTTCCTATTCTATTCATAGCCGTATTTATTTGTAGTTACTATTGTGTAGTCAGGAGGATTGCGATCCTCGGGTGTTCCGTGCCTGCCACGGCTTCGCTCTGTGCGCAATAGGCCACAGACTAACTACAATGGGTTAATCACGCGCGGGCCTTGCACCCGCAGATTATCTGTATTCGCCATTGTTTGTATCAAGTATGTCAAAGATCGCTGTCGCTGGAGGGCTTAGCCTTCGGCAGAGGTGGTTGCGTTCAGTTCCTCAGCTCGCTTGAGCGTGCTGTAGACTGTCACCATACACACCTTGTATTTTTTGGCAAGGGCTTTCTTTACCTGCCAAATTCCTCCGCCTTGTGACAGAAGTCGCAGGTAATCGGCCTGCATCTTGAGAGCGCGCTCATCTAACTTTTCAGAGTGGCTCTTAGGAACTCTTATTTCAGCCATATTGCAGGTGGTGGATTATCTTTATCTTTGTTTCAAATTTTGCTTCAACTTTGAAGCGTTCGTTGTAGCTCCTCTTGAACTACACAACAAAGGTATAACCTTTTTGGTAATATACCAAACGGGTAAGGTTATATTCTTAGTATAATACAGACTAAATCATTATAACCTAAATGGTTATGGGTGAAGAAAAACTTTTAGCACTGGGCAAGCACCTCCGAGATACGGGTCATACACAGGCTTCAATAGCCTCTCAGCTCGGTGTAAGCCAGCCGTATGTGAACGCACTCCTCACGGGGCGCAAGGCGTTTGGAAAGTCGCAGGCTAAGAAGTGGGGCGATCTGTACGGCCTCTCACCGTCGTGGCTTCTCACGGGCGAAGGCAGTATGCTGAAAGCAGATGCACCCATCACGCAGACCTCCCCAGAGAACAGCGCCCGCCCACTCGTAAGTAGCGACCGAGATTGGGTGGAGATACCTCTTGTGCCACACCGCGCGAAGGCGGGAGCACTGTCGGGCTTCGGAGATCCATGCTGGGAAGAAGACAAACAGACGATGCCTGTGCTGATTGACAAGAGGCTGAAAGGAGATTACCTGCTCTTTGAAGTATCTGGCGACAGTATGGACGACGGTACCAGTACAGCGTTTCTCGATGGTGATGTGCTACTCTGCCGTGTCCTTCCTAAAAGTGACTGGCAGTATGGTATAAAGCGCAGACGAGACACCTACTGCGTCGTAGCCACCGAAGCTGAGGGCATAGTCCTCAAGGAGGTTGTAAACCACGACAAGGCCACCAATGAGATCACGTGCCATTCGCTCAATAGCCAGTACAAGGACTATTCCGTGAAGCTCGATGATGTGCAGGGCATCTTCTACGTGGAAGAGCTCATAAAGCGCAGGTTCTAATACATGGCATTATTCACCTAAAATAGACTCACTATGAAGAGAACAGAAACCCTTGCATCCGTAGACCGCAAGAAATTCGTCCGAGACAGCTTCGACCAAAACGACAAGACACGACAAGCCGCTGATACCGCCAATATATGGGGCTTCGTCTTGGTGCTTGTTGCTGTTGGCCTCCTATTCATCGGGTTTATAAACTCCTACGAAATCAATAGAGAGATAGACTACATCATCGCGTATTCGCTCGGTCTCTCCTCATCTATCGCTATGAGCATAGCCTGCTTCCAAAGAGCGCCAAGACTACGACGCACGGCCGACAGCCTCGACTACCAACTTATGGCGGCCTTCCCCGACTGGCAGGATCTTCTCAAGGAGGCCTGCGAAGAAGACCAGAAGTAACTCGCCTATGATAAGTATCTACGTGAGGGCTACATCAGCATGATGGGAGCAAAGGATGAGCAGATATTAGAGCTGATGAGGCTCGTGGACAAACTAACAAGCAAGTAAAAACCACATACAATACAAAGTGTTATCATGAGTCTTAGAGCCACAAATGAAGGGGTGCTCAAGATTGGCGACAAAGAGCTCCCTTGTGCTGTACTCAGTGACGGTACACGTGTACTTACAGCAAAGGCTGTATTCCAGGCATTTGATCGCCCGAGAAAGGGGAGATCTAGCGATGGATCAAGAGGGGACCAGATGCCCAGCTTTATCGACGCAAACAACCTGCAACCTTTTGTGAATGAACACATTAAGGTGTGGACCAAGCTTATACCTTATCATACCCTATCTGGGGCGAAAAGAAGTGGGTATGATGCTCGGATACTCAGGGGGCTATGTGAGGTGTACTTGGAGGCAAAGCGAGCAGGCGTGCTACTACCAGCACAGGAAAGGCTTGCGGTTACATCCGAAGTGCTCCTGATCGCCCTAGCCGACGTAGGGATAACGGCCCTTATCGATGAAGCTACAGGATACCAGCACACCAGGGAGAGGGATGAGCTACAGAAACTACTCAAGGCATACGTGTCAGAGGGTCTCCTGCCATGGCAAAAGAGGTTCCCCGATATATTCTATCAGCACCTATTCAGGCTCAACGGATGGGACTATACCCTAGAGGGCATAAAAAAGAGACCAGGGGTTGTTGGTAGCTGGACAAACCAACTCATATACAGACAGCTCCCAGAGGGCGTCCTCGAAGAGCTACAGCGTGTGACGCCTCGATCCGAACAAGGGAACACTACAGAGCGATACCACCAGCATCTCACAAATGATATAGGGAACGTACACCTTACAAATCAAATACAGAGGGTTATCGCTATAATGGAGGTTTCAGATAATTGGGATGACTTTATAAGCAAGTTCAATAAGTCAATCCAGTCTCAGGCTGATATAAAGAAAATATCAGTGGGGAGTCAAGTTACAGAAAAACATACCACGCCAGAAAGAGATGAAGAAAGCGAGCTTTCACTCTTCTCTGATAGCGACTTTTCTTAGAGCGAGTATATTACACACCATAAAACCATTTCGTTGGCTTCAACGAAATGG